GTATACTCGGGAAGCCATGAGGCGTACATGGACGAAGGCGCAAGCTGGGGGCCGTTAAGCTACCACACTCTGGAAAGGTGTGGTGTGCACTGGTCGCAAATCACGCAATAGAAATGCCCGAGCCGAGAACATTTATGTTGAAATAGGAGCCAGAAAGGGCCTGCTGAAGTGCGGGACAGGGGTGTGCGACGGAGGGGCACATTCCGGCGGGGAAACCGTCCTCTTGCAGTGGAGACAATCACTGTGACCCCCTCCCCTTTCTTCCCTCAACCATGGCCACAACTATAGTAGATACGAGATTAGAAGCTTACAAGGTTCACCACCTTCACCGCCCGAGCTTTTGGCAACGGATTAAAAGAGACGTCGTTGAGTGGCTCAGCAACACTTGTTGTTGCGGGTCGCTCGCAGACGATCTCCAGGACGTTGCCAGAGAGGAAGAGTTCCAGCGTGCAGTCACGAGACAGCGCAATGCAGCTTACCTTGGGATGGATGGCCTCAAAGAGGCGTATGACGCGTTGATTGCTGAACGGCTTGAAGACGTGGTGGGTGAGTATGGTTACGATGCACTTAATGCGTCTGACCAAGCACTCCATGCCGCGTACTATGACGTCAGCCAGAATCTACACGCTGAAGCTCCGGTCGTTAGGACAAGGAAGGCCCGTGCCACGCGCGCCCGAGCGCTGGCATCCGCAGCAACTGTGGCTGCTGTTATCACTGTGGTTGATAGCAAACTGGGATTGATGCTCGAGGACACCGCCGCGAACCATATGTTGGTCGATAAGGTTGCCCGCCAGGTCATGAAGACCGCATCATTTCGCACGCACGACATCGCGCTACACATCGCGCAGGTTGTAGAGTGCTATTTCCAGTGCAGGGAGACATTAGAGATGGCCGGTGGCACACGGCGTCGCATACCAACGTGGGTATTGGACGCACTAGGCTACCGTAGGGCCACCGCTCGCCGTAAGGCGTAGTGGTGCCCCGTTGTTATCGAGGGGGCGGACACTGTTTCCGGGGTCTGCCCTCCTGGCTTAGTGAGATTACCTAATGGGGATCTTTACCGGAAACGTAGGTGGGTCAAGCTTATTGGGCTGAGCCCTCCGTCTGAGTTGGGAGTGTTCAACAACAACTTGGAAAATGGATATAGAGCGTTTGCAGAGCGTTATTTTATGTGTAAGACACCAGGTGGATTCCGGCCTGCACTACCAACGTCCAGGAATTTGGTCATGTGCCAAGATTCATTAGACTTCATTGAGAAGGTCTGTGAGACAGTCGTCTTGCCCCCTGTCGCCTCCGTCCGAAAGGTTGTTGAGGCGTACACAGGGCACAAGAGGAATGTCTATGAGCAGGCGGAGAGGAAGTACTGGACAGATGGAGTCACGAAGGCTGATGCCACCCTTAGATCGTTTGTGAAGCACGAGAAGGGAAGCCTACTTAAGGCGCCGCGTTGTATTAATCCACGCGCGGCTGTTTTCAACCTGGCCCTAGGCAGGTACTTGAAGTTCGCGGAGAAGGCGTACTACAGTGCAATAGCTGAGGTGTACAACCAGGAGTGTGTTGTGTTTAAAGGATACGACACGTATGAGACAGCGAGGCGAATTAAGGAAGTGTGGGACAAGTATGACGAACCGATCGGTATTGGAGGGGATGCTGAGAAGTTCGATATGCATGTCAGTTATGAAGCGTTGTATATGGAACATCTGTTCTACCTACGGCCGTATAGTGATTCGCTTGCGGCCACCATTGCTAGGTATGACAGGGTTATTGCTGCCAGAGCAGTGCGGTTGGACACGAATGCGAGCGATTTCGATCAGCTCGCTTGGTTGCTGAGTCAGCAACTTGAAAACGTGGGAACTGCCTACTTTGATGATGGTAAACTTAAGTTCAAAATGCGCGGAACTAGGTCTTCTGGGGACCTCAACACTTCGCTGGGCAATGTATTGTTGATGTGCACGTTCAATTTCAGTTGGATGCGCCAGACAGGGGTGCAGATGAGCCTGATTAACAATGGTGATGATTGCCAGTACGTCATGGATGCCAAGGATGAATTGGCATGGCGGACTGGTCTTGAACCATGGTATCGAGGCAAAGGTATAAGTATGGTTCTTGAACCAACAGCACACCATTTAGAGGAAGTAGAGTTTTGCCAGGGGCGGCCGGTCGAGACCAGTGAGGGTTGGACCATGGTCCGCAATCCTGTTGCTCTTGTTGCCAAAGGCAGCATGTGCCTATTGCCCGTGGAGGGGATGGCACAGCTCAAGAAGTGGATGATGGCTGTTGGTGTTTGTGAAGGGTCGTTGGCGCGTGGTGTGCCAGTGATCAGTCGGTTTGCTGCGGCTTTACGCAGAAACGGCAGACGGTGTTCTAACAAGGACATCGCAAGGGCCTATTACCAAAGCACACGTGCATTCCATGCGGACATGGATGTGCGTGAAGTTGTTGTGACAGATGCAGCAAGGTTGTCCTTCCACGCGGCGTGGGGGATCACACCCGATGAACAGCAAGTACTTGAGAGAATGTACGATGCTTGGAGGGTTGGGGACACCTTGGCAAGTCACTCGGATAGTGGGGCTGTTGTTCAGCATCCAGTGAATCCATGCAGCTACCTCTTAAGTCCGGCGATATAATTCCGTATAAACCAAATATTGAATTGATGCAAAATGAAACCTATCGTAGTGAATATATCAAAGAAAAAGAAGAAACAGGCCAAGAGCCAACAGCGAAGAGCGGCGCCGCCAGTGAAGGAGGTGAGCGCGATCGGCCGAGCAATTCGCGCTCTCGGCGCAGCCGGTGGAAGCGCATTGGGTGGAATGATTGGCGCACCTATGGGAGGCGCGTCGGTCGGGAACAACCTTGGTGCGGCGTTGTCAAAGTGGATCGGGTTCGGGGACTATACAGTACATCAAAACTCCTTGGTCCAGAAGGCTTCGACTGGCATCCCGATGATGCACAAGGAGGGGCAATCGGTGGTGATTCGTCATCGCGAGTTTGTGTGCCAGGTGCGAGGGTCGCAGAGCTTTAGTGTGCAGGATTCTTTCCGACTAAACCCGGGTGATTCCAAGACATTCCCGTGGCTGGCGGAGATTGCTAACTCCTTCCAGCAGTACAAGTTCAGGGGCGTCGTTTTCCATTACATCCCGTCTAGTGGCAGTGCGGTCTCATCGACCAATTCTGCGTTGGGCACAGTCATGCTTCAAACGTCGTACCGCGCATCCGACTCCTCACCCGCATCGAAAGCGGAGATGATGAACGAGTACTGGGCTGGTGAGGTGGTGCCCAGTGAGACAGTGGCACACCCAATCGAGTGCGATCCGAAGGAGAACCCATTTAACGTCCAGTACGTTCGGGGGATCCCAATTAGCGGCAACGACGCGTTGATGTACGACCTTGGTGTCACGCATCTCGCTACTGCCGGCCAACAGGCGGACGGATTCGCGCTAGGGGACCTCTGGGTCACTTATGAGGTCGAGCTGAAGAAACCAATTGTGTCCAGCAACGTCACCAGGATCGGCCAGTTCGCAGCCAACACTTATGTTTCGCCCACGAGTGGTAGCGCGATCTTTTCCGGTTCGCTGCTGCCAGTTCAGGGCAACTTTGAAGTGTCAGCAACTGCCAACACCTTGACGCTGCAGAAGGGGTTGCGGGGCGTTTTCCAGGCCATTGTGTATGTTGACTCCGCTGTGAGTTTTACAGCATTCACGTGGCCCAGCACAGCGCTGGTTTTTACCAATGCGACGCCGTATATCCTTAACACTGGGATTGGGAGTGCCAAGCGCACTAACAACACGGGAGCTACAACGCTTAACGGGGGTGTCTACATCGCAACTTTCGCGATCACAGACCCAACCTTACCGACGACTGTCACATTCCCTGCGATCACGTTGACAGGATCGATTGGCACAACAACCGTTCAAGTGACTGGCTACGGGCCAGTTTCTTCTTAGAAAATAGTTTGAATAAATAGAGATGTGGAGGCGCCTAACACAACCAAAATGCAGGTTGGGCCGGAAAAGCGGGCAAGTAGAGTGCAATTGTAATTGGTAATTTATTACTGAAGCCGTTGATTGGGTGTGTGTGGTGCCAAGCCATGCACGTGGTGCCCCAGTCCTCGAAAAGCTTGGCCAGTGGAGGTATGTGAACTCCTGCCAATTACTAAACCATAAAAAGAGGTGTACCATTGTTATTGTATATTGTATATTGCTTGAAAGTCGCATTGCGCCAGTGCCTGCCAGGACGCTGACCACTTCCGAAATTGGG